ATGGAGAAATATAACCTGTACCTCCATCCACAAAATTTGTTTGATTATGAATTGTTTGGGTAGCGTCTGCTGCGTTAGTTAAACATATTTGAACTACTGTTATATTAATAGGTACAGGACACGAAACTGTTACGTCTACTACCGGACTAGTCCCTGTCCCTGCCGGTATTACTGTTAAAACCATTTCAGTTGGAAAAGGAGTGGTTTTGTTAAATGTTAAAGTTCCTGCCACATCGGTAACTCCTGAATTAGTAATTACACTATTCCAATTTGTTGTTACAATAAATTCCTCACCTGCAACAGAGCCTATAGGGGCGTAAGTAATAGTAACTTCTCCTACCGTTTCCCCTAACGTAATACATTGGTTAAGCATACCAAATACATTAGTATCCACACTTAATTGCAACCCACAATCAAGACAGTTGCTCACAATAGGTAACCCTCTATCATTAATACTAAGAACATATTCGTTCATGTACGGGTCATAACCTCCAAGTTTTTGGTGCATGGTATAAGCCGGGTCTACAAAAGTATCTCTAAACCATGAACGCATTCCTTGTTCTGATATTACAATTAACTCTTCATTAGAATAAGCCGTCCCTTTTAATTGCAGTACAGCCCCTCTTTTTTCATCAGTAAAATATTTATCATATCCATACTCGACATAGCTTTCAGGATTTCTACTAATACCGTATTCTTCTAACCTAGCTATTTGTGTTCCTAAAACTTTAGGGGTAGAGGTTAAAGCTCCTCCCCCTCCGGCATCACTTAATAAATCTTTATCTGATAATACATAAGATATTTTATGTTCCTGTAAAACTAATATATCGGTCTTTCTTCCAACAATTCTCATAATTTCACCATAAGAATCTTCAAGTGGTTTAAAGTTTAATAAACCTAAATTAAACTCATTAAGTTTGTTTACATTACTTTCATCATTAATTACACCACTGTATGTTAAATCTGCAAATCTATCTGCCTCACCGTAGTCTTGAGCCGCTGTGGCATAAGCTCTATTTCCTAAAGAAAATGATTTACCCACCATAGAGTCTTTAATCTTATAACTTTCTACCCCATTTCCAAAAGCAAAACAATTAAAAAACTGTAATGTAATTTCCGCAGGTAGAACAGCGGTTTGGTTTTGATTACTTGGGAATCGTGTAAGGTTTCCTAAATGAAATCCTGTTGTTACATCTATAGGATAAGACTCTGCTCCTTCATAAAATAAATCAGGTAAAGCATCCTCGGGTTTAGTTTCAAACACTAAGGTAGAAACCGCTCTATATATTTCCCATTTTACCTCTATTCTTGCTCTTTTTTTAGGAATGTGTTTAGAGCCGGAACAAGATAATGCACCGGATACTAAAAATAATAATGGAGTTGTAAGGTCTGCAAACCCATTCTCTTTTCTCCATCTTATAAAATTTTCACAATTATCAGGAACGTTACCTAGTTCTGTAGCAGCAGAAGCATTACCCCCCGTATATAAAGTGTTCACATAGGTGTTAACCATTTGACAGTTTCCATTACCCCCTATTTCCTGTGTAAAGTTTGCTCCGTTTAGTGATGCTTCTATATTATCTCCGTTCCACCATTCGTATCCATTATCATAAGCTTGACTTACTGAAAACCAAGATTCAAAAGTCCCGTTACGTCTTTCACATGGTCCATTTCCTTTTCCTACAGCTGTTCTTCTCCATTTTATTTTTAACTTAAATCCCAATTTAAAAAGTTCCCGGGAATAGCAGGGTCCGCATAAGACCATGCGTTACATCTTAAAAATACAGGTTCTTCCCCATTATATTGAGTAGCTGAGCACAAAGGTGGTAATACCGTAGAATTAGGAGGGGGCACAGCACTAAAATTATTGCTGTTTATTTTCATGTAAACTCCCGGTTCAGGAGTTAACCCACTTACTGTATTAGGGTCACTACCATTTAAACTTAAAAAGTTTCTTGGTTGAGCTTTTACCTCAAGGGCTGTTACATCAACGCATTCATTTATAGGTCCATCCACATCCCTTTTAAGAATTAACTCATCTCCCTCGCTTACTTTACGGGTGTTTTCTCCTTCTAGTAAAAGATAAGTAAAATTAGTATTAAGAGCGGTGTAAACAATGTTACCGTATATTGTATTATAACCCAACACATCGGGTTTTAAAACAAACTTATATCTATGAGCCCACGCCGGTGCTCTTTGAGAAGTAGGGATAGTTACTTTAATTTCGTTTTTAGTATCTGAAGCAGAGCATGGAATATGAACGGTGTTTAAATCACTTACTAAAGCGCTTGTAGACCTGTTAAATTCATCCATATAAACTATACCAACTTCATATCCTCTATTACTGTGTAAACTTGAAGGTATTCCTAAAGGGTCAAAAATAGCAAAAGCATTTTCCACTTTATAATATTCAAACTGATAAGCGTTTACAGGAAAATAAGGTATGGGAGGAGCAGTGTTAGTATCAATATATTTAATAGCCGGAAACACAAGTTGAAATTGGTCAGGGGTTGCTGCATTAGCTAAAATAGTAACACCTTCTTGTTCAAATACTACACCCGCACTGTACCTAGTTAATTGGTTAGCAGGAACAAATGCCCCACCGGGCGTAATACCGGTGTATTCAGGAGGGGTAGCGCAAGTAAACCTGTCTGTTAAAGTAGAGGTTTGCGCAGCAGTACATGGGTTGCCGGGAATAGGAAAACTGTTTGCTGTAGCACCTATGGCTGCGGCAAATTCAACTGACGTAGCAAGAGCAAATCCATCCGCATAATCATTTGGTAAAGTAAATATTGTTTCTGCACTTATTACACCAAATGAAGAAGGAAATCCTGATAAACCCGCAGTACCTGAAAAAGTATCATGAGTTAATGATATACCTATAGTTATTCGCGCGCCTGTTTTTAATTCTACCCCTGCTGTATTAATAGTTATAAGAGCGTTATTTACAGTTACCCCACCACCACCACCATCAACTACATAAGTATAGGAAGACGTAGAGGTGGTTAATTCTAAAGATTCAATTTCTGAGCTTACAAGTTCTGTTTCATAAGTTAATCTTACTTTATCACCAAGTCTATCTATTAAATCGTAACCCTCTGTATAATTACCATAAACTAATCTATTACCCATTATAGTTTGGGCTTTAGCTAACTTAGGAACATTGTCATATAATCTTAATATTTCTGACTCAGGTAAAATAGTAAATATTTTACTATTATCGAAATACCATGTTTGTGTGGTATTATCAAGCCATCCGGCTTCTACTTTATTTACCTTTTCTATAACTTTTATAATAGAGTTGTCTGCTTCCTTAAACAATAAATCTAACCCTACCACAAGAGGTCCCCCGGTGTTAACAGCTATATTAACCGAGTTAGTTATATTTAACATACCGTCATTTAAAAAACTTTCCGGACTAAACTGAAATTGGTCAGGAACAAAAGCGGGACTTGTAAATTGTGAAGTAGCCGAATACTCTCCATCTTCATATAAATACCTGTAAGCAAAACACAAAAATCTTCCTTCCATAAAATTCTCTTGTCCCCCTGTGGCCACTTCTGTTATAATAGGAGATTCCGCAGGCGGTCTTTTTATTACAAGTAATTCTTCAGCTGTAATTAAATCTGTGTTAGTAGTGATGTCAGGATAAGCATAAGTTCTTGTTACATTAATTTTTCTAGGAGGGTTTATATCATCGGTAAAAAATAACATATCATTTACCAAATTAACCCCTGTAATAAGATGACGCTCGTTAAAATTTAAAGTAGTGGGTGTGCCTAAATTAGGACTAACACTAATAACGTGATAAATTAAAGTTTGAGTTTCTGTATTAAAAGAAACAATTAAGTCAAGTATTTTAGTAGTACCCCCTTCTACAAACGCGCCATCGTGAACAAACCAATATATAGTATTAGTTGCGCTATCCTCATAAGCTCCTATACAACGCGCCGTAGCGCTTAAAGGTGTATTGTTAGTATCAACATAGGTCAGGGTAGTTAATTGAAAGTTTCCTTTAGTATTTTCTACTGAACCTATTTCAGATATTTCAGTAGAACCTAATCTAAGATTCATGGCGTCAACATACTCACCCTCAGGAAGAAGTCGTTCGTCCACGACTTTATTCATTCTTCCCTTTATAAAAGTTTTTGCAATATTTGTTCCTTCTGCCATACTACTTTATCCATTTATTACGTCCTCTTAAATTCATTAACAATCTACCCGGATGTATATTACTTATTCTTATTTTAGCATTACGTAGTAAAGCTGACTTTTCTTTTCTAGTTCTGTTTACAATATATTCTTGAGCCCCTACTCTGTTGCTTATTAAAGCATATTTTATATAGGAATACATGTAATCTTCAAACAATTTATTTACTTGTATTTCACTGTCATTACCTCCTTCCATTCCATCAGATACATATTCTAAAATACATTGTTCTCCTGACATAGTAGAGTCAAAATTTATTACTCCATTTTTTTTATCTATTGTAAAAGTAGGATTAGCATTAGCTGTTTCAGTATTCAATCCAAATCTAGCTCCTACTGCATAATCAAAAAACCACTCTCCATCACAACAGTATCCCATTTGTCCATTAAACTGATTATTTTTATTTAGGTATATACTTTTCTTAGAACCTTTTATTCTGTCAAAATCTAAATTAGAATACTGAGGGCTTAAAGCTTTACCATTTTGGTCAAACAAAATATTACCGTCATTGTCTTTTAAAAAAGCTAAAGCGCTTCCTACTTGAATGTTTTCTGTCATTGGTCTCAAATATCCATTTTTATATAAAGAAACTCTTACCCAATTAACATAGTCAGAAGGTAAAATAAATCTTACGTTCTCGTCTATTTTCATTTCTAATACTTTTATTTCTTTAAAAGCATCATAGTTTAATTCTTGTATAGCTCTTTTAGCATGAAACAAAACTTTAAACCTTCCTGTATTATTTACCAAAGAATGATTATCATTATAAATTAACATAAAGTTATTTACAATATCTTTTAAACTTACATATTGATACGACCCCCAATTAGCATCAGTAGGAATGTTCCCATCATTTTCATAATAGGTATATTGGCTTATATATTTATTATATTCTGACATATCTATGCTTCTGTTTGGTTATTTAATGTTTCCTGTGTTGATGCGTAATTAACTACATCTAATTCTCTAATAGAAACTCCTGCGTATTGTAATATTTTTAAAACTAAATCTGTATACATATCTTCAGGTAATTCAAAGTTTTGGTAGTCAAGTTGTGTTTGGTCAAAAACAGGGTCACCACCTGTAATATTTACAAACGTCCAATTAGGGTCTCTAGGGTATCTTATGTATTGCGCCCACATATAAAGGGTGTTAGGTATCCCTACCCCAAACTCATTAAAAGAATTTATATTTACGGGATAAATTGTTATATTATTTCCACTTACCGAGTAAACAGGAAAATCTTTACTAGGAGCTGTAAGAGTAGATGATAATAAACTATTTATTTTTTTTTGACTCATTCTTTCTATTTCTGTTATATAACTATTAGAGGTAATCATATATTCCACAGCAGCAGGACCCGCTACAGGAAATATATCTCGGCTTAAACCAAGTACGGTTGAGCTTACTATTCTTGTCACAAACGCAGATTCTCTAGTAGTAACGTTTATTACTAAATCCCCTTGACGAACAGAGGTTACAAAATCAGGAGCATTTGCGTCCGTATTTGTTAAACCGTATCCAAGAGGAGTTCCTGTAAAGTTATAAACCGTTCCTGTTGCATTAGTCATAATTGACGAAGTAGGTCTATAGTAAACTTTATTTATAAAATAATAATCATCAGGCAAGGCAAAAAGATTGCTACTGTTTGTTGTTCCATATAAATTGGTAGGAGTGTTAAGTAGTATTACATCTTGAGAAAATATATCAATATCTTCTTCTATACCTTTTTTAATATCAGCATATCCTGTACCTGATTGTCTTGCATTTTCTTTGTTTACTTGGTAGTTATATTGAAAAAATAAATCCTCAAAA